ATGCCTATCGCCACTCCCCCGGACGCCATCACGATCAGTGAATGGCTCGATGACGGCGGCGACCGATTTCGGCTCTTCGACGGCTCCACGTGGCGAGTCCCGATGACCGGCGACGTGGAACGTTTCAATGTCGTTACTCGATTGACCCCCGACATCCGGATCGAGATCCGGGGCGTCCAGTTCGCGGACGGCGACCAGCACCGCTGGGTGACCGTCACGGACGTCCCCATGGAGCTGCCAGCCGCGACCGCGGTGCTGTTCGCCGAGGCGCTGGCCGCTGCGAACGCCGAAATCGAGCGCCATCGGTGAGGGGCACCCTACGGTGACGAACATGAATGAAGAGAAACCGGTCAGGCTCTCGCCAGAGCAGTGGGAAGCCGTCAAATGTCTGTTCGAAGAGCCCGAAGAGGAATCGGTGACGCCAGCAGACCCGACGACCACCTAGGTTTAGACGTACGAGAACCACCCCCGGCTGCCCCTCGGCCGGGGGTGGTTTGGTTAGCCGTGGGCGCGGATGTCGTCCACTACGTCGGCCACAAGCTGCTTGATGCCGGCCAGGGCTTCGCCTTCGGTGGGCGCCAGATGAGACAGGCTCGGGAACTCCTCGACGGTGCCGACGTACTCCCCGTCTTCGGCCGACCAAGCCACGCGGTAGGTGTAGTCCACGGATCGAGGATAGAGCCGCTTGTCGGTGCTCGGCGATACGTTTCCCGCCATGACCACCTCCACGCATGACGCCGCGATCTGGGCCACCGGCGCCGCAAACAAGTTCCGTGAGGTTGAAAGGACCACCGAGAACCCCACGACGAAGCTGCTGGCTGAAGGCCTGACGTGTCTCGCCGAAGCCATCCGGGCACTGGACGCCAGATAGAAGCAAACCGCCCCCAGGGCCGCCCTGGGGGCGGTCTCTCGTCTAACCGATCAGCGATTCCAGAGCCTCGACCCTGGCCCGCAGTTCGATCAGCTCACGTTCTAACGCGTCCTGCCGCTTTAGGTAGGCGTCGAACTCGTCAATGGTGATGTACCGCAGGTCGCCCCACAGTAGGCACTGCTGGACGATCTCGTCGGTGGTGTTCATCGGGTGACTCCTCCCGTGCATGGATGTCAGACCGACCGTTGCCGGTCCGCCCTGTCCATGCCACGTGGAGCGCGGGGACTGCCTACAGGGGTGAGGTTGCCCGCTAGTGATGGTGCAAGCGTACCCGAGAGGCAACCCTGACGGTCATCGCCGGGGGGTGGTTTGGTTTTCCTCAAGTTCGACTATGCGTTGTTCGAGCGCATACACCGCGTTCATCAGGTGAAAGATCGGCTCGCCCGGGCTGGCCTTATCGCCATTCTCCCGGGTCTGCGCGAAGTCGTCCAGCATCGCGCGGGTAACCAATAAGCGAGGATCGAGGGCGACGCCGCGCAGCATGCTAAACGGGTGAAAGTCTGGTATTTCGGAATCACTATCCATAGTGGACCTTGTACACCAGACCACCGACAAGCCGTCTTCGGCACTAGTCCTCCGATCTCGGCAGTCTGATTCGCATACTCCCTATCCGTTACCGGTGAGATACTTCAGTCGAGCCCTTGGAGGGATTGGCACGATGGAGCAGATTTTTGGGGAGATAAGAGCCGCCGTCCGTGGCAACGCCTGGATTCTCGCGCTGTTCGGGATACTCGCAATCCCAGACATTTGTGCGGCACTGGGAAGCGCCGATGGTAAAACCAGTGGACAAAAATACAGGGACTGGATTGACGCGAATCTCCGTGCGAAATACACGGGTCTCGATGCTGGCGAGCTGTACAGAATGCGTTGCAGCATGCTGCACCAAGCGTCTTCAAACACCGCCAGATATGAACGCATCATCTTTGTCGCGCCAGGGCCCGTCCGGATGCACAACAACGTGATAAACAATGCGTTGAATCTCGATCTACCAACGTTCGCCGAAGACATTATCACAGCGGCTTCAGATTGGCTCGCCGCCAATCGGGACACCGAACCCGTCAAAACGAACCTGGCCAGCATCGTGCGTTGGTACCCCGATGGATTCCGTCCGTACGTTGGCAGGATGCCCGTACTGACGTAGCAAGGCGGTGTTGGACCTCCCCCCTATCCGTCCAGCCGCTCGCAGATCACCGTGACCTTGTAGGGCCGGCCCGCCAGGTCATCGAACACCCGCGGCCCGCCGACAATCTGCAGGGTGGTGCCGTCGACCTTGACCTCATCCTTGGCCTTCGCAGCCAGCACCGCCGGGTGTGGCGGGCACGTGGCTTTCCATTGATCCTTGACCACCGTGGTCTCGTCGGCGCGGACCTCGGTGGCCGGCAGCGGCCGGAATCGGCACCCGGGAACGTCGACCTCGGTGCGGACCTGCGCCGGGTTGCCGAGGACGTCGCGGTTGTTCAGATCCTCGGCGATGCTGACGAAAATCAACGTGTCCGCGCCAAAAGACCTCATACCGCCACCCACGGTGGTTTACGGAACGGGTCGACCATCTCTGCCACGTCGCTGTCCAGGTCGGTGCCGGTGGCATAGCCATAGGCCACGTCATCGATACGTTCCGAGGACAACGGGCCGTTGATGTTGGCGCGCCTGCTGTACAGCTTGGCCGCCAATGTCAATGTGGCCAGCTTGATCGGTTGCGGGACATTGGTCCAGCCCCACCGGGCGCTGATGCGCACGCCGCTGGGTGCGCCGGTGGGTTTCACGGCGGATGCCGGTAGAACCTCGATGCGGGTCCATGGCCGGCCGATGGCGGCGTTGTTCACCGGGGTCAGCCGGTAGGCGGTGATCTCGGCCTCGGGGATGCCGTCTTGGTCGTTGTCGACTTCGATGGTCAGCGATGCCTCGGTCATCAGATCGTCAATGTCGATGATCCACCGGTCGCGGAACCATTCGGCTGTGTACCAACGGAATTCACTCGATGACAGCAGACCGAACTGGCGACCGGCGTACCTATCGATAGCGCGTGATGCTGCCTCGGTGGCCATGGCCAGCTCAGCGTCCGTGTCGGGGACGCTGAGCCGACTGGCCAGTTCGGCAGCCGTGCAATAGCTTGGCTGCCAGGGCATTAGACGTCCTGAGTGGCCAGGATCGCGTACGCCTTGCGGTTCTGGATATTGCCGTCGGCACGCTCGCGCGCGACGTACTCGATCTCACCGTTAGCCATACGGGTATGGGGCGAGACGATGATCTCCAGAGGCGCAACCTTGCGGATGACATACGCCTCGCGCAGATCACCGAGCACAGCGAAGTTGGTGGAATCGCCTGCGCCCGCGGGGAAACTCTGGTCGATGACGACCGGGTAGCCCAACAGGGTGTACTGCGGTGCGGTGCCGATTCCGGCCGCCGCGGCCGGCTGCACCAACGGGCGGCCTTCCAGATCCAGAATCTTGCGGATCGCAACCCAGGTGGCCTTGTTGAACACCCACTTAGCGTTCTGCTCGTAGGCCGGGTCCAGGGCGGCCTCCAGGTCCAGCAGATCGTTATAGGTGATCGTGGTGCCGGTGGTCAGTGCCTTGTTCTCGGCGAGGCCGGCGTGCACGATGCCGAACGGCTGGCCGGTGCCGGTGCCCACAGCCCAATGGCTGGCCTGCAGTCGGGCGATGCGCTCACCGAGCTTGCGGGCGATGAACGATTCGATATCGAACGCCGAATCCTGAATCAGTTCAACGGGAACCCGCAGCGGCAGATTGGACCCGCCACCGGTCGAGGTGTACTTGTACGCCTTCAGTGCGACGGTGCCGAACGTGAAATCAGTACCCGAGGTGACCGCGGCCGACTCGCCGGTGATGCCGCCCGTGTTCGCGGTGTCGTCATTGGTGGGGAATTCCAGTTCGGCGCCGGTCTCCGTCTCAATCACGTCAACATGGGCGGCCAGACCGCCGAACTGCTTCTGGACCTCCACCAGCTTCTGACGGAACGCCGGCGCGATGGTGTAGCCGCCGGCGCTGTCAGTGCTGCCCTGGGCGCGCAGTTCGGCGATATCGGCGTTGGGGACGCCGGAACGCAGGTAGGACCGGAAAGCCACGTCGAGGCCGCTGTCAGCCTTGGCCGGTGCGACGTGCACGCCGGCAGCCACCGACGCGCTGGGGGCGACGTAGGCGGCCTGGCGCGAGCGGAGTTCCTGGGTCTTCTGGGCGGCCTTCAGGTCAGCCTCCAGGGTCTCGTATTCGGTGACCTCTTCAGCGGTGAGAGAACGGGTTTCGCCCTTGTTGGCGATTTCCTGCAGCTTGGCCAGGATCTCTTCGATAGTCAATTACTGTCCCTTCATTAGGGTTGCGTGGCGGGCCACGATGAGTTGAGTCCGGCCGTCGATGGTCGATTCGGTCGGTTTGGAGCGCAGAGACACAGATGTGCCCTGATACGCCGGATAAGTCACGACCGACACGTCCAGCAGTCGCGCGATTGAGGTGTGAATGCGGTAGTCCCTGCCCTCGTGGGTATCCCACCGCTGGCCGGTGGGGACCGGCCCCGGGATAAAACCGAACGAGCAACCGGTGACCAGGCCGGCCTTCACCATGGCTCGCGCCTCGGCAGCGGCCGGAATCTCTTCATCGAGGTCTAGCTCGAATTCGAGGCCGTGTGAGTCGGTGGACAGCCGTAGCGACCCGTTGGCGGTCCGGGCCATCAACTTGTCCGGGTTGTGATTGAACAACCCCGCCACGTCCATGTCTGGCGCAGCAAGCGCCGACCGGAATGCAGTTGGCTCAAGCGATTCGAGGAACGGGCCGATGTCGGTTCGTTGGTTGAACACCGCGGCATAGCCGCCGAGCTTGCGGCCGGTGATCGTGGTCTCCAGACCGACGAACCGGCGTTCGACGTCAGTCGTCGGCACGAACCACCTCGTACTCAAGCAATTCGTCTGCCGCTTCGGCCAGGCGGGCATTCACGTATGCCTCGATATCGGCGCCAAGCCGCTCAAGGGCGCCCTCGCGGATGCGGGCGCGGATATCGACGAAAATGGGAGTAGGTTCACTCATCAGGGCTCTCCTCTGTAGGTTCAGGTTCTGGATTGGATTGCTGTTCCGGCGGTAAGGGTTTTCGGTTGAGGATCTGCCGCGCCTCGTCGACCGAGAGCAGCTTGCCGGCCACCTGCTCTAGGAGCAGCTTGATTTCGGTCTCGGGGTCCGGTGACACCAGTGACCGAAAGTCGAACTCAGCCTTACGGTTCGGCGGAAGCAGGCGGGACAGCCGGCTCTCGATACGCCGCGTCCAAGGCTCAAGGGTGTACTTGGCATAGCCGCGGTTCTGTTCGGACAGGCCGGCGCCGAATGATGTCTGTTTCTCCGTCTGCCCCAGCAGGTGCGGGGGTACGCCGAACCACCGGGACACCTCGTCGACGGCGAACGCGCGGGACTCAAGGAACTGTGCGTCAACGGGATTGATTGACCACGGGGTGACCTTGAACTTGCGATTAATCACCGAGACGCCGCCTGCGTGGTCCTGTCCGGTGACCTTGCGATCAAGGAACTCCCGCACCTGGCCGGCCTCTTCGTCGGTCAGCTTGTCCTCGGGGGTGACAATCGCCGTCGACAGCAGACCGTTGCGGAACAGCTTCCCGGCGCTGTTCTCGGCCGAGATGGCTTGACCAAGGGAGTTTCGGGCGATGGTCAGCGGGGACAGACCGGTGTAGCCGTTCAGGGACAGGCCCGGAATGTGCAGGATTTCAGCGTCGGTCAGTCGGCGTGATCCGCTGTCGAGCTGCACCGTGTAAACCTTGCGGCCGTTCTTCACCTCTACGCCGACACACTGCGGGGGCAGGGGTTGCACCCACAGCAATTGCCCGGCGCCGCCGGGCACCTTCAGCCCGTAAAAGTTGCCGTGCAACAGAAGTGACACGAGCAGGTACTCGACCCACTCGAAAGAGGTCATACCCTCCGGGCCGGCCGGGTTGTCCAACCACGATTCGGTGCGCTCGGTGATGCCGTTCCGCGTGACGACTGTCCGCAGAGGCAGCGAGGCGATACCGCCGGCAATGAGACTGACACAGCGGTAGACCGCGGACAGGCCAAGGGCGGAAGTCTCAGATACGTGAGCGCCGGACAGTGACGGCGAGATCCCGAACAGGGTCAATACTTGCGGGTCGCTCTGCGACCAGTTGCGCACTTCAGTTGGTTCGGGTGGTTCGTACGGTGGATCGGGCATGCGCAATGCGCGCGAAAGCCAGCTCAAATGGGTTCTCCTAGAGGCAGACAAGTTTGGGTAGGGGTTTGGATCGCAGGGCCCGGGCATGCATCAGGGCGAGCGCGATACATGCATCGATGTGACCACGGGACTTTGACTTGGTGAGGCGAAAGCCCTTGTCCTGCGGGTAAGTGGGCATGGCGTTCAGAATGTGTCGCTCGAAGGTGGGGTCACCGTCGTGCGAGATCTCTTCGCGCATGATGGCCTCGTACAAGTCGCCACAGGCCGGAACCATTCGTTCAGACGACTGAGGGAACTCCACCATCGGCAGGCCCTCATCGGCTAGCGCGGTGGCTTCGGTGTCGAAATAGGCGGGGTCATAGGCGACCTCGACAAGGTTGTACTTGCGACTCAGTTCCCGGATGTGGTTCATCACGGCCGTGATATCGATAGCGTGCTTATCGGTCGGCACCCATATGCGCGCGGTGGTGTGAAGCTTGCCGTCGTCGTGCCACTGACCGATCACGACGGCCGTAGTGTCGCGCTTTAGCCCGATGTCAACGCCCACCCACGTGTCCGCGCCGTCGATCAATCCGCGGTCGCTGATCAGATTTCGCCAGACCTTCCGGCCATCGGTGCCTAGCCAACAGTCAGTGCCCTGCACGAATTGAGCCAGTCGGTACAGCCGGAACTCCGATTCGGGCAACATCTTGACGTCGTTGCGCAGTGCGTCAATCGACAGGTAGCCCTCGGTGATCGCCGGATTAGCCTTGAGCCAGTTCGCTTCGTCGCGGTAATCGCAGTCATCAGGCGCGCTCAGTTCGGTGAATGACACACCAGGTCCCGCGGTGCGGTCCAGGTGTTTCTCCCGCAGATGCCACAGTGCCGAGTTGTCGGGGTCGGGGCCAGGGGTGCCGATAGACACCACGAGGGACTGTGTCCGCTTACCGCTGGCCATCACCACCGCGTTCCACACTGCGATGGGCTGGAATCCGATTTCGTCGATGATCGCCAACGACGGGTCCAGTCCTTGCAGGGTGTCGATATCGTTGGCGATGGGGAACATCTCGCCGCCACCACAGGCCGCGTTGGCGACTAGCCGGGTATCGCCCACGCCCTTGTAGAGCAGTGAGCGAGTGGCCAGCTTCGGCTCGGCGGCGACCATCTTCGTGGCCACGGTGAATACCGCTCGCTTCGCCTGTGCCACGGTCGTCGCGATAATCGGGACGCTCGGTTCACCCGTCGGGTTGCGGTCAAACAGCGCCCAGACAGCCAGGCCGGCCAGTAGCGTGCTCTTGCCCTGGCCTCGGGGAGCCTGAAACGCCGCTTGCCGGATACCGGGCGCCAAGATCTCGCGTATCCATCGCTTCTGGAATTCCGCCAACACCAACGGCTTACCGTGACCGGCACCCTTCGGTGCGCGGCAATAGGTCTGCAGAAATCTGATACACCGCTCGGCGGGGTCCTTCTCATGCCATCGGAACCAAGGTCCCTCGGACTCGTCTTCAATCCTCATCGAGGCATTACCGACAGCCAAAAATCCCCCTTCCGATGAATGCGTGACCTGCAGGTTTGCGTTAGCTGCCAGGTGGGTGAATGCGGCATCTCCGCAGGTGGGCGTGCATATTCATGCAGCGGATGACGGTTCGTTGTATGTAGTCGTTGACGGGCCGCGTCGAACAGGCACGATGGGTTGCGAACTTTTAGGCCTCTGACCTGCGGCGATGTAACACCACGCGAGCGCAGCCCGTTGACCTGCGGTTATCCGCGGTGGCCCACCGATGCTCGGCCCGCATGGTCATGCATATTCATGCACGATGCATGAATGGCCGGTGTTTGCTACGCGGGCAGCAGTCGAGCCAGGGCCGAGTTGTAGTTGCCGCCTGTGGTCGAAAAGGACTGCACGCCTTCGCCTGTTGCGTCACCGCATGCGGCCCGCAGGGTGCCGCCCACGGTGCTGGACTGCCTGAGCGTCTTGCTGTAGTTCGACATGGTCTGGCCCGCACACATGGCGTTCACCGCAAAGTCCTTGACGCCAAGGGTGATGCTGTGTGCGACACCAGATGCGGGGGTTGCGGTGGAGCCGGCCGCCCATCCCCCGACGTTGGCGAACAGGGATGCACTGACCCACAGGTTACGGCCGGTATTGGCGGTGCCGATGGCCGATGCAGTCAGGGTGCCTGATGCTACAGGGTTGCGAATGATCCAGAGCTGCGAGCCATAGTTGGCACCGCCGGATCGGTCCTGGCCGACCATCATGCTCAGCGGCGTGCCCGCATAGCTACACGAGTACGTGATCAGGCCACCACCATTGGCATACCAGTTGAGGGCGATTACCAGCGCCAAATCGTCGCCGGCATAACCGGATAGGTCCATCGCGCCATTCACCGTGAGGCCACCATTGAAACTGTTCGTGGCGGTCAGCGGTGCGAACGTGGCCACGAAAGCCACCGGGTCAACGGTGGGTGCCGGTGCAACGAGGGCCGATGAGGCGATAGGCCCTATCACTGCGCCCCGCATCAGCGGTCCCGCTTACTGCTGTTACAGCGTCCGCACGCCGGGATGATGTTGCTCGGGTGGTGGGTGCCGCCCCGGGACAGTGGGGTGATGTGCTCCCACGTGGTGGCCGGCGCACCGTTGCACAGGATCTGCATGCGGCACGTCAGCCCGGTTGGCCGGCCAAGGGCGCGGTACGCGGCTGAGTCATAGCCCGCGTTGCGCTTTGCCCGGTGGCAGGTGTGACAGCGGCTAGCTGTGGCCAGCCGACCGCAGTCAAGACAGGGACGCTTGATCACTCGTCGTCATCAGCGGGTGAGTTGAACACCGCTGCGGTGCGATTCCATATGTCGAACGCGGGAGTGGCGCCGTGTTCTTGGTCTTCGCCGCGGCCGTAGATGATGGTCGCGACCTTGGCGGGATCATCGGTACTGACGATGCGGGCCACACGGGTGGTACGGCCAAGCTTGCGATACTTGGTTCGGCGCACTTCCAGACTGTCGCGGAAGGTGCCTTCATCCTCGGGAGCAATGGCTTTCGCCACGTCGAGCACGTCGTCTGCGATCTCGTAGAGGTTGGCGCGTAGGTCGTCGTTGGCGGCCAGTGCTTCGCGCATGGCCTTGATGAATTCTTTGTCTTGCTTTGCCATTCAGTGCCTTTCGGAATAGCGAAGGGCCGGAACCCGTGTGAGTTCCGGCCCTTCGAACATTCGACTTATCCCGCGGGGAGTTGTGCGTTGGCGGTCTGCCAAGCAAGTTCCTGCGGAATCTGCTGGGCGTTGCGATCCGGTGCCACGAAGTTCTCGATATGCACCGTCGGGCCCTGGCGGCCGGCCGACTGGCCGAGTTGCCCCGGCTGACCGGGCTGCCCCGGTTGGCCCTGCTGGTTGCGAGGATCGTTCGGGTCGATCTTCGAACCTTGATCGGCCTTACCCGCGGCCATGTTGCCAGCGGGCTTGACGCCTGCGAGGCCACCAGCGATACGCTGAATCCACGACGCGCCAAGGCTGCTACCGCCGCCATCGGGGTCGGATACGCCGAACGTCTGCATCAAACCTTCCAGCCCAATGCCGGCAGCTTGCCCACCGAACGCGATAGTGCGATTGATGGCCTGCATGGCCATCTGGGCGGCCGCTGAGGCGGCCTGACCGCCGGGGAACATGCCACCGGCGCCGATAGCGCCCTGGATTGCCGCGCCAGCGAGCCCGCCGACGCCGAGGCCGCCACCACCCTGGGGTGTCCAGCTCGGGGCGGCCTGCTCTGCCGGGGTGCCGGGAGTGTAGGACTGTGCAAATCCACCCTGCCCGAATCCCTGCGGCATCCCGGGCGCCATCGCGCCCCCGCCGCCCGGGAAAGAACCTGGGGCCGGAAGTGGTGCGCCCGGTGCGCCTTGGCTGTACGGGGTGACTGATGACGGAAACGTCGCCCCTGGAGTCGCTGACGGGAAAGTGCTGGGCACAATGTTGTTGGGGCCACCCGGCTTGTACCACGCGTGAACGTGATCCTGGTGATCCTGGGTCGGGTTGCCCGTATTTCCGCCACTGTAGGGCCGGGCGCCCGGGCCTTGTCCGTAGCCGTACGCCTGGTTGTTAAAGATGGCGCCGTAGACGTTCGGGTCGGACAAGACTTGGGCGAGAACCTTATTGCCTTGGGCAATGCTGTCCACCATGATGTCGAGCGCGCCGTTCTGGTGCTCTCCATACCCGTCGGCCTGGTGATCGCCGACCGTGAGGCCCTGCTGTTCAAAGAACGGCATCATCACGCGGTGCGCGAAATCCCTTGCGGACTCGCCCGGCTTGGCAGAGCCGGGCGAATATGGCGCGCCTGGCTGTAACCCGTTGGCGTAGCTCTGCTGCGGTGTGCCCTGGCCGACCCCAAGCATCCCAAGGATGCCGGAACCGCCCTTGTTCTGCGCGGCGAACGGGGCCAACATGCCCTGTAACGGCGCCGCGGCCAGCGAGGCGATGAAACGAACCAGGTTGTCCGCCAGGCCCGGAAGGCCCTTAGAGATACCGAGGTCGCTGTCGAGCTGTGCGCCGATGTCACTCAGCGAATCGGATGCTGTGCCCATCGTCTTGTTGAACGATTCGACTGCCTGCCGTGCCGACTCTTGGAAGCTGAGCATAGTCTTTGTTTGGTCCTGCTGCGCCTTCACAAGGTCGTTGCGCTTCGCAATCAGGTCGCCTTGGTCCTTAACGTCCGCCTTTTCGAGGGTCGTGACATCGGACTTCAGTTGAGCTATGCGTTGCTGGGCTTCCAAAACACTCTGAGCAGCGCCGAATGTGGACGAGGTCAACGGAACACCCTGCTGCGCAAGGTATTCCTGCGGATTCGGACCCGTGTACGGCAGAGTGGGCAGTTGCGGTTTCTTGTCGCCGCCGCCGCTGTCTGCTAGTGACGGATCGGTGAGCGCGTTCGGTGTGATCTGCGTCGGTGCGGGCGGTGGTGCCGCTGCTGGGTACCAGGACTTGTAGTCGACGACGCCACCAGGCAGACCGCCGCGGAGGATATCCAGAGGGTTGCCGCCGGTGACGCCGGGTGCGCCGGTGATCGGCAGGTTGATGCCGCCCTGAATACCTGGACCCTGCACCCGCGGCCCCGTGATCGGCACTCCAGGAGCGCCAGGGGTGAGTGTCGGCGCGTCCTCAAAAAGATCGTTGAATGCCTTGGGAATTCCGCTGAACAGGTCGTCGAGGTTCATGGATTGCTTGACCTTGGTCCAGACAGCTTGGATGTTGCGGCCGGCCTGCTGCCATTCACTCTGGCTGGTCTTGAGGGCAGTGTCGGCTGCGTTCTGCGTCGCGCCCTGAACCTCTTTGATCGAGCTGGCGGCTTTGGAGAGGTCGATCTTTGTGAACGCCGCGCCGAGGTCTTCGGCTTGGGTTCCCATCAACGCTACGGCAATCTTGCTCTGCACCAAAGGGTCTTGGATACCGCGAATCTTGTCTGTTACCTGACCAAAGGCATCCCGGGCGATCTGCCCACCTTGCGCAAACTTCGCAGCGGTGTCGGTCGCGTTGAGCCCCAACGCTTCGAAAGCCTGAGTGGTCGTCTTCGACCCGTCTACGGCGCGGATGCTCAGTTCCTTGAGCGCGTCGGCCATCTTGTCGGTGTCCCGCGCGCCGCCCTGAAGACCTTGCTTGAGTATGCCGATAGCGTCGGCACCGGTCAGCCCGAGTTTCCTGAATTGCGTTGAGTATTCGGTGATGGTGTCAATCCAGTCGCCCGAGACATTCAAGCCCTCCCGCTGGCCAGCGGTGATGATGTCAAGAGCCTCCCTAGCGTTGGCTGCCAATCCCGTTCGGATCAACTGGCCAGCGGCGCGGGCGGCTTCGGGGATCTCGACACCGAGAATCGTCGAGATGGTGCTCAATGCCTGAATCGTGTCCTGATCGGGCTTCAGACCCGATAGCCCGGCGGTTACCGCGGTGCTCAGGTTCTGCGAGATCGACTCGCCGAAGTTGTGTGCCCACGCATTGGTGGCGGCCTCGGTGACACCCTGCATCTGCTTGTCGTCAATACCCAACTTGGCCTGATTCAGCCGGACATCGGCCTGAAACTGCATGGCCTCTTCGATCATCGGTTTCACGACCTTGACCGCGGTTGCGGTGGCAGCGATGATCGCGCCGGCGACGGGACCACCCTTGCCAGCCAGTCGCGCGATGCCACCAGCGCTGGCGAAGCCCGACGCGAAGTTGTCGCCAGCCGATCCGCCGTCACGCTGCATCTGGGACGTGTCGACGGTGGCCTTGGGCTTGGCTACCTTCACGAAAGTCATCTCGAAAGTGCGCGCCGCATCCCGAGCCGCACCTTGGAAGTCGCCGCGTTTGATCGCATCGGCGGCAGAGTCACCCATGGCTTTACCAGCCTTGGTGCCCTGCTGAGCGAACGCGGCGGTGCTCGCCAGTTTCGTCGGGTCGACCTGGCCAGCTCTTGCGAACTGTTGGGCGAAGCCGCTGCCAGCGGTCTTCGCAATCCGGTCGGTCTGCGCGGTGATCTGCTGGCCGGTGCGGCCCAGCATCGCGTCGTCGAGCTTGGCTTGAATTGAAACGCCGACTGTGGGTTTAGCCGCCAAGGGGCACACCCCCTTTCATGAGAAAACCCGGCCCCAGCGGCACGCTCGCAAGCGTTCGGGGTCGGGTTGGTGTGGTTGTGTGGGAGCGCTTGAATCAGCGCGCCAGAAACGTTGTGTGACACCCGACTCGGCGCACTACCGGGTGTCGTGCCGATCTCCGCCCGTGGCACCGGGTGGTCGTCGGCTGCGGGGCCACAAAGGGCTGCAAGAAGCTGAAAGAACGCCCTTGCGCCGCCCGCAAGATTTGGGCGCCCGGGGAGCAGCGAGCACAGCCGCTCAACCCGGGCGCCATGGCCGACCCCATCGCCATGTGGGTCGGCCGTTCCCCCGCGTGAGGATCGCGGGGTGGACTACTGGTAGCGCAGTGGCACTTCGTAGATCGCGCGCACGCGCTCAATCGCGTCCTCGGCGCCGTAAGGCTCCGGACGAAACGATTCGATGGTGCGCACGCCGTCCACGTAGACGACCGCGCCGCTCGGAGTGGTTACGCTCTGCTGGCCAGTGAACCGGCTAGCTAAGAGTTTTACGCGACGGTGGACTGTCGTCGCGAATTCCGCCGCCTTGGCCTCGGTCTCGTGGAATACCGAGATTGAGTACCGTCCGTTGTCGCTCAGATCGTCGTCAGCGCCACCGGATCGACGCACCGTTATGAACGGCACCACTGCGCCGGTTGGGCGCTTAGAACGGCACTCAGCGAGCGGGGCCAGCCAGGCGCGCAGGACTTCGGCGCCATTCGGTGGCGACCAGTCGAGTACGTCTGTCATGGGCGGCGCCATTTCGGTGGCGACACCGCACGCGGGCCTGCCGCAGTGATGGTCGCGTGAACGACGTGCCGCACCTCGTCGATGTCGATGTGGCCGACGAGTCCGTGGTCGTCCTCGGTCAGTTCGACTGTCTGGCCGTCGACACAAAGCGTGGCGGTAGTCATGGGTTCTCCAGTTGCTCGGCCGCCAATATGAGCGCTGCGGCAAGGTTTCGGGCATCGTTAGGGCTGAATATGAAACTCGCGATGTCGCCGTTGGCCTGTTCGCGGGCCAGTCGGATCACGCCTAGGCCGGAGCGCCCCGGACGGCGCTGCAGGACGTACGGGTGGCCCACCTCGGCCGGAACCTCGGCCATGATGCGTGGGACGCGCGGGCAGTCATCAGGGCGCTGCGGCGTCCGTACTGCGGCGGTCATGCGGCACCCTCCGCCAGGTCCACGAGGCCATCAGCGACGCGCAAAGCGTCGGACGGGCGGAACACGATGGTCACGCGCCGGCCCTGAATCGTGGTCCGCCCCAGTCGGATGGTCCCGCGTTCGTCTCGGGTTATCTCGTAGTCGTTGCCATGCCTTGCGGGCACGGTCAGTTTTGCTGCGGTCATAGGCACCCCTCGGGTAGGTCGTGGCGGCGTTCGTAACTGTGGTGAGGTTGTGGTGGCGGCGAGCCCCAGGGGTCCGGCTTTTCATTAGCTTTGCTAACGAATGCGGAACCTCTGCCATTGCCGGCCTGCGGGCCAGAAGCCATGACACCCTCCCCGATATCGGACCTGCTCCCGGGCGCCGCAGGCGATCCGGCGGTAGCCCAAGGATCTTGCTTAACCACCCCGCACCCACCCGGCTCAACACCGGTGGTCTTGGTAAGGGCTTGGTGTGCGGGTCTCTGGAGACCCGGCTGTGAACCTGCGGAAAGGTTCCCAGATGCCCGGCTGTGACCCTCTGACAGAAGGGTATCCAGATGCCCGGCTGTCGATCTCGGTGCGAACTCTGGAAAGCGCCACTCGGAAGCTCCGACCCGGTGTCTCCCCTGCTTGCTCAGGATGATGAACCCGCGCGTCCTCAGCCACGGCAGGATCTTCTTCCGCACGTGGTCGGCGCTGCACTGGCAGTCCGCCGCCAAGCGTTCATTGCCCGGGTGCGCGTTCGTCCCGTCGGGGTCGGCGTAGTCGAGCAGCGTCACAAGTACCCGGTAGTACTTGTCAGACGGAAACTCGATGCCGTGCAGGCTCTTCAGATAGTTGAACTTGAATCGTCTGCTATTTGGCGTGGGCAATCCCGCGTGTCTCCTCAGCCCGAGGGCCATCAAGATGCGAGTTCAGCTCGCGCACCAGCGATTCGATCTCGCTACGGCTCAGGGTCACGTATGAGCGTCCCTGCCGAATCACGATGCCGCCGCGCTGTCGGGTCTGGAGTTGGTAAGGGGTCACTCGTCGGCCGCGATTGTCTCCAGGCCGAAATTATCCGGCGCCGCGGTGATACCCTGGCTAACGCATTCCTGCAGCGCCCTGTAGTCGATATGCTGCAGTGCGGCGATAGCCTCAAAGCCAGAAAGGCCGCGCGATTCTGCGCTATGCAGTAGCGCCATTGCGAGTTTCACGCGCTTGCGATACTTCGCCTGCCGCGCCTTACTCAGGTCCTTTGACTCGCCGTTCAAGTAGTATTCGGTGGTCGTACTCAAAGTCATTTCATAGTGTCCCTTCGGGGATGATGTGCATACGTATTTCGGGCAGCAAAAAGCCCGCGAAGATTTTGGTTTCCCTACTACTGGCAACAACCAAGGAATTAGCGCTACCAGCGCTTATGCAGGCCTAGTCACAATGCGGCCGCCACCACTGGCCAGCCACTCCCGCACGCCTTCGTTACCTGACCGGTCAAACTCTTCGGGCACCCGCACAGTATCGTCCCACTCGCCGATTTCTTTCTTGCGCTTCGTCTTGCGGAACAATTGAGGGAATGTCTCGCGATACAGTGCGTTCACACCACGCGATATCCTGCGCCCATTCACCGATAGCGAATAACTGCCGTTAATCGGTTTCCGTATTTCCTCCGGGTAACGACGTGGTCGGCCATTAGGTAGACATATCTCGCGCGCCAGGCGCTTAAGTTCGCGGGTGCGGGAATGCATTTGATACCCGGGGCACGATGGGATGTCGCGCCACTCGGCGAAGTTCGCCACCGGCGCCTTGCGCCCCTTCGTTGCGGCCAGGACTTCGCCGAGCCACGCGTGGTACTCGGCGCCGAGGTCGGGGGCGTCGACCATCCGCACCGTGCCAAGGCAGTTGTGCCAATCGGCCACGTAGTGCCCACAGTCGTCGCACCGGCCGACCTGTGCGACCGTGGCCGGCCGTGGTTGCGGGGCAATCTGTCGCGTACTGCCAATGGCGGGCCCCACTGTCGCCCTGGTGGATTCGGGGCTCTCGTCGTCACCCCACGGGTCGGCATCGGGCGCCGGGATGAGGGCCTTATCGACGTTGTTGAGTTCGGCCAGTAGTTCGTTCACGCGCCGACCGGGGTCAGCATGCGGTCCAGGCTCTCGCGGGTGATACGGATCAACCGCGGCCCGACCCGTACTCCCGTCAAGTGGCCGGCGGCGAGATACCGCCGCACGGACCGTTCGGACACCGCCAGCTCGATAGCGGCCTGTCCCATAGTTACTAGTCTTGCGGCACTTGCCATTACATGCACTCCTGTGGGTCGATGCGGACCTTATGTCCGCGAAACCCACAGTCCCATCCCTGGACGGATCTTCGCAGGGGGCACTACCACGTGATCTAGGTCACTCTTTGCCAGACCCGGTAACCATCGCGGACATCGCCGCGGCAACGAGCTTGTCCCGCCCTTGCGCTGCATGCTGATAGCGCATCGCAGCTTGGGGCGTCGTGTGCCCTAGCCGCTGCATCAACTCGGCCAACGTCGCACCGGTCTGCGCAGCGAGTACCGCACCCGTATGGCGCAAGTCGTGAAATCGGAGGTCGTCACGCTTCGCCGCCTTGCGCGCCTTGTAGTAGTGGCGCGAAAGTGTAGAGGGCTGTAGGCGCTCCCCCGTCGCCCTCGCCGGGAAGATCAGCGCGTCCTGCTTCTTCCCGACATGCCGTGACAGGTGGTCCTCCACGCTCGGAATGATGTGCGGCGGAATCGCGACGTCACGAACCCCGGCGTCTGACTTCGGCGGGCCAACCTGCCACCCAGTTTTGGTGCGCACCGCTTGCCGTCTGATGCGGATAACTTCGTCTTCCAGGTCAATGTCCTTGCGCCGCAACTCGACAAGTTCACCGAACCGCATTGCCGTCCATGTCCCGAGCAATACCATCAAACGTAGGTCCTCCGGCATCTCCGTCACGATGGTTTCGAGCTGGTCGAGCGTGGCGGGCCGGGGCTTGATCTTGCGGCTTGCGGTCGCTGCGCCGGGGATGCTGCAGGGATTGCGGTCGATGATGCGGTCACGAGTAACAGCCGATTCAAAGATGGTTTTCGTCAAGCTGTAGGCGTGCGCTCGCGAGGTCGGCTTGTCGACCAAGGTCTTGGCGTACCACTTATCAACGGCGTCCATGGTGATCGAGACGACCGGCTTACTGCCGAACGTCGGGTAGACGTGCGTCTCTAGAATCTTGTCGTAGTGGTCGCGGGTGCGGGGGCGCAGTGGCCGGCCGCGCACCGTACGGGTGTCGAGCCAGTTGGTTGCGTAATTCTTGAACGTGACATCGGCGGCCTTCTTGGCCCGCTTCTGTTCTTCGGTGCCCGGCGGACTCCACAGCTCGCGGTCAATCTCCCGGCGCCGGTCAGTCAGCCACGCCTCCGCGTCCTCCTTGAAGGCGAACGTGTGCGGCGCCTCGTAAAGGACGCCGTTGGGCCCGGTGTAACTGGCCTTCCACCGGCCGCTGCGGAACTGGCGCAGGCGGCCGAACTTGCGCCGTGTCGAGCGCGGCTCCGCGGCCAT